GAAGCAAACCATTTCACGAATCAAACCAATCGTTTCACCGATTTGTTTTTTCATGTCGCCTGCAACGTCATCTTCGTACAAGTCAAAGGTCTTGTCTGTGATTGAATACAATACGCCGTATTGTTCAACCACTGCAGTTACATCAGTGTAAGCCATCGTGCGTGCAGTTGGTGTTGTACCTTCGTTGAGTTTGTAGCTGTCAGCGAAAGTGCCTACATTTGAACCATTGATCCAAACGTTATCTACACCGCTTGGTGGTAATGCGCGGCGATAAACTACAGTATCGCTTGAGTTTTTAGGCATCTTTTTTTGTAAGCCTGTTTTACATAACACTTCCATTGGCATGGCGTGTTTAAGAATGTCGCCTTTAAGTTTGCCAATACGTGCTGCTGCTGTGGTCATTGTTTGAATAGCCATGATATTTCCTTTTTATTTTTTAAACGCCATATTAAAACCGTCTAATTCTGTCATCGCTTGCGGCTTTAAAGTGACTTGTGTGCTTCTTGGTGTAATCGCACGCTGTAAACGATCTCTACGTTCCTGCGTGCCGCTATTTTTTGCGGCGTTCCAATTTTTATACTCTGTAAGCTTTTCACCGATATACATTGCATCCCAACTATCATCCAGCTTCACGCGCTCTTCATCTGGTAGCGTTTGCTTCCAAACTTTGTAGTCGTCAGAAACCAGAAGCTGCGGTGCGTCTTTGTGCTGAATTAACAGCAAGCTCTTCTGCATATCCTTACTTAACTCTTCGCGCACTTGCGCTACACGGCTTTCAATCACCTCGTTAGATTGAGTGTTATCCGCTGTGCCAAAGTTATTAAAATCTTCTGCCAATATCTCTGCAAGTTCAGGGAACTCTGCTTGCATGCGTTTAAAGCTCGCACCATTAAAATTCACTTTAGCTTGTTGCTGAGTTTGCCCATTTTTTTGAAGCTCAAGTAATGCACGGTTTAACTCACCAAACTTACCGTGGATCTTGCGAATTTCAGCAGAGGTCATCTGCTCAATTTCTTCAATCTTAGGCATCTTGGCTAACATTGCTGTCAGCTGCTCTGGCGTTAATCCTACTTGTTGCTCAATTGGCTTATCATCAACAGCATCAGCTTCTGATAATGTCGCTTCACTAGCATTGGTTACTTCCGCTTCTTCTGTGTTCTCTTGTTCTGCAGGGGCTTCATCAGCGCGTACATCACCATTTAAACTGGCAGAAAATGCAGCAGATTCTTCTGCTTGTGCTACCTCTTGCGCGGTCTGTTGCGATTCAAGGTTGTTTGCTTCTTCGCTTGCTACTGTTCCATCTAATTGCATTTAAAGCTCCTCATTACTCAAAAGGGCGTGATTCCTCAAGGCCTTTTGTCAAACTCGGCGGTGTGTTTTCCAGCGCCAAAAAACTTTTAATCTCTAAAATTCTGCCTCGCATCTTTGCGGTTTGAACTGCATCAGCATCACCATCGTTTTGCTTTCTGCAAGTTTCTAATCGTGCCTCTAAATGCGCTTTAATCTTTATCCATAAAGCAGTCTGCTTTTCAGCAGCGTTGAGCAGTAATTTACTTGACATGTGTTTACTTTAATCTTGTCCACCTGTGTCAAAGGGGCTTTTTCCAGCCTTCAATCTTTCAATTGCATGGCTCACCGCTTTATCCATAATTGGCTTTGGTATGTCTGCTGGATTAGGCTCATTTTCTAAAAGGTACTTAATCTCTGTTTGATCAAGCGTTGGCACCAGTAAAGGTATTTCCATTTCACCTGCACCAAAATCTACGCCTACAGATATTTCTGTTGATACTTTCCCATCTGGTCTTTGAAGTACACCCAAAAATCCAGAACCTTTTTTTGTTCCGTCATTCCTGTTACCAAACTCATTTAATAATCCAGCCATACTAAAGCCCTGCGCCGAACTGTTGCTTCACGGCAATCTCTTGGCTTTGCAACTCTTTCTTGGTACGCTCTTTCATGGCGGTATCAGCTAACTGTGCTTTGATTTGCTGTACTGACATTTCAGACTTCTGTGCTAATTCAATTAATTTTGTATCTCTCGCCAACTGTGCCATTTGCAAGCGATACTCACGATCCTCACGCGCATCCTGTAAATCAATTTCGCGCTGTGTCATTTTCTCTTGCGTATTCGCTTGGGCCACTTTCACCATCGCTTCTGTACGGAGGTGCGTTGATTCTATTTGCGCTTGTGCTGTAATCTGGCGCGGATCTTGTGGTGGATTGGCGGCGGCTTGTTCTTGCATCGCCTTTAACTCATCTTCCGAGTACATAAACAAGGTTGGATTTAATCGCTGTGACTTAAAGTATTCAGTAATCCATTTTTGCGGATTGATACCAAAGGCAGGGTTAACGACCATTGCGCCCATCTGTGCAATCGTTTGATTTTGAATGTCACGCTCAACCAGTGCGCTAGAACCTTTGGCAACAATTTTGTAATCGCCTTTTTCATTCTCTGGCACTTCTGGATCAAGTAATAACCACTCGTAATAGCGTGAGATATGAGGCTCAGTTACTTTGTCATCATAGGTGCGTGCAATACGGCGCATGACTGTCGATGCGTTGTTATTCAACATCTGCATGCCGCCAACAGTTTCAGGCGCTTTACCTTGCTGGCCTTGTAGCAACATGGGTAACCCTGTCACATCCTCAGCCATCTTGATTGCGAATTGAACGATGTTAAATAACTGGTCTTGCATGGCTGGAATGTTGATTGCTGCAAATGCTTCATTCACTGGACCAACGGCATCTTCAACCATGTACCATAATTTGCGCGGTGTAATCTGCCAAACACCATCAGCAGGCTCAATCACACTTCTACGCATTACAATCTGTGGGCCACTCATTAAGCCTGCGTTATCCATGACATTACGCACGGCAGCATTAAGCATGCGTTGCGGCGTTCTAATTTGTCTGGATATGCCAATGCCTGCCCAATAGCCGTCACGCTCTTGCCAGTTCATTACGTCATAAGGGAATGCGCCACTATCAAGTGGGTTAATGGCTGCTTTCACTACACGATCATTAATCATGACAACAATCGCTGGTACGCTTTCCTGACTAGCACATGGGCAGCCTGCGGCCTCCATATCCTCTGGTGAGATAAAGCCTGTGTAATACCAAATGTCGTACTGGTCTTTGTTGTCTAGGTTAAGGGTTTGACGCTCTGCTTCACGCTCTTCTAAGTTCTTTTTCTGTGGGCCTTCTACCAGGCACAGTTCAATCATTTCGGTAATGTATGAAGGATCTAGCTTTAAATCTTCTAGGCCACGTTTAGTTAAGCGGCCTTTTTCAAAGATAAATGAACCTGTGTGGATGTCGTTGCCACATGATGGATCTGGGTACAAATCCCATACATCAATGTTGCGCGATTCTGGATAAATCGACATCTTGCGCACAATAGACGTTAAGCCACCTTCTTTGTTAATTGAGCTATGCTGTCTTGCTACTGGATATGGACCTTTGATAACGCCTGTACCAAGTCTGGCACAACTCTCAATGACTTTACGTGTTTCGTGGTTAAAGCGTGATTCTCTCAACCAATCATCAATGCGTGTTTCAGCATCTTTAGCGGCTGATTTTGCCACCTGTAAGATTTGCTCAGCATGTTCACCAACTGTCATTTGCTTGGGGTTGCCTGCATCATCCGAAGTCATGACAGGCTGGCCATTAGGTGCTAACAATGGCTCTTGGTTTTTGTTGTTCTTAACTAGGTTAGGAATTGGTGTAGGCTCAATGCCCCAATTCTGATCGTCAGTAGGCAGTAACATATCAGCCACTTTCGCAGCTGCAGCATCTACATAAGAACGAGTGATATTAAGAAAAATACGTGAGCGGACTACCTGCTCTTTTTCTTTATCGGTGCCGCCTTCTGGTGATAATGGCTTGCCTCGATTGCGGTATAAGTCACGGTTAGCATCATCAATGCCCTCGTAGTGATCTTCGTCCTCGCGCCAATCATCTTCAACGCCTGATAATTGTCTAGCTTGGACCGCCTCTTCGCGCTTGCCAACTAATACTGTACTCAGAGATTGAAGGCGATTAATCCGCTCTTCGTAGGCTTTCTTCTGATCTTCAACCTGAGTGGTTAATTCAACGTTATCCATTTGACAGGTTTACTCTTCCATGTCCATGGCCATGCCGCTTTTAATCGGCTCTTTAACGCTTGCATTAAAAGCATCTTCTTCAACTTCTGGCGGCGGTGCATCGCCTAGTAAAATACGTTCAGCTACTTCAACGCCTGCTTCAAACGTTTCAACTGGCTGAAATTCTTCGGTATCAATCGTAGCCGGATCAACTTCACCAACCGTCATTTGACCTTCATCTGACAACATAAGAACAACTGCGAATGGCATGGTAATACTCCGTAAATGAATTTATTTACAGAAAAGATAACAGTGTCCATGTGTGTGACAGACGTAAAAAAGCCCACGGCTTAGGTGGGCTTGGTTGTTAGTGTTCCAGTGCTGATCTCTGGAATGGCAAACGAGGGATTTCAACCCACGGCGCCTCACCCAACGTTCTTTGCCAGAACCGGCTACGGCACCAACTGCGGATCAGCCTCCGCATCACACTAACAAGTTATGGTTATTCTAGGACTTTTATCACCTGTGCCCATTAGGTGGCACGCCAAATCCCGTTGTCCTTCCGCTAGTGGAATAACCATACTTCTTAATGCAATTACAAGTTAATTTTAACCTGCCATTCTCTGCGCGTATATATTTACTAATGATAAATTGGTAACAAAATATTGTTATAACAAGTCTATTACCAATTAGTTTAAACATATCAATACCCCATCTCATTTATTTACAAAGCCCAATTTGGCTTATGTTCACTAAAAGCTAAAAAAACGTTCATATTTGTGTTTCGTTTTTTAAAATTCCATAAACTTGGAACAACTTGCAAATTTTCAGCAACGTGTAATCCACAAGCTAATTTGTGAAATATTGGTACTATATGATCTATATTCCATTTGTAACCGGTATATTTTTCTCTCAATCTACATAATTCAACAGCCTCTTTAAAAACAAAATCATTTAACTCTGACTGATTTGCATTAATGATGTTTGATTTTCGTCTGTGTGAGTATTTTAATGACGAAAGCCTTCTACATTTAATTTTTTCATCATTATTCATTTTTACCTAAATTCCATCTACTTTTCTTGCTTTAGTTATTACTCTTGTACCAAGTTCTAATTCTCTTGCATATCGTTGTTCACGGTCTAATTTTTTACCTTTTTTCTCTCGCCATTTTCTTACATCATCAACTGCGCACTTTGCACATTTATTTAATCTTCCATCTTTCATTTTCTTATGGGAATGAAAGTTACTTAATTCTTTTATCTCACCGCACTTAATACATTTTTTATCTACCATCCCATTTCCCCATCTAAAGCTCTAAATCCAGCAGAAGGCGCGGTGCGTTTAGGTGTGTTTAGTTTAGCAAAACGAAGCATCATGACCGCATATCTAACCGCACTCAAAATATCATCAAACTCTTTAACTATTTTA